TCCACCTAGTGACAATCAAACCACCAGTGCAACCCCTACATTTGAACAAATGAGTTTAAATTTAAAAAACCCTGACAATCTACTACGTTCAGAGACAACACCTAAACGAAAAAAAAGTGAAATGAATCTTACTGGATCTCCTGTATCTCCTGAACCAAAAAAAAGACCTAAAACTCCTCTACACGATTCAGAAGAACCAAAAGAAGGCGGACAAAAGAAAAGTCGTCGTCAAAATTATATAAAAAAGAATATAACTCGTAAAAAACAAAACTAAAGGATTTTGAAAAAAGAGACATAAAAACCAAAATTTATATAGTACAAATATGAACCCAAATACGAAAAAATCTCAAATAGTAAAAACTCCTGGAGTCCATACGATAGATATCAAACATACAGAATTATTGAATTATTATGAAAAGATAGAAAATGAAGAAATCCCTGAATTAGAGAAAGAATTTGAAGAGTTAAAACAAAGAAAGATGTTGTTAAAAAGAGATGAAATAGATGAGTATTTAAATATTAAAGATAATATGAATGAAATAAAAGAAAAAATAAAACGATTGAAACGGGAAAAGAAGGATTATTTATTAAATAATTCGAAACATATTTTCAATTTTTATGAACAAAAGCAACAAATATCAGCAGATTCCAATATAGTAAATCAAAATACAAACGTATTAAATAAGTTTTTTAAAATCAAAGCAATAAATGAAGATGCGATAGATATAAATAGTGAAAAGTATGCTCAATCGAAACAATCTTATCAAATGTATTGGCGGAATGTAACAAATGAAATATCAAACATTCAAGATTTTATAGTTCCAACAGATATATGTGAAAGTTGCTTGAAGGGAGAATTAATTCCTCAAGATGAAGAAGGAATATTAATATGCAATAATGAAAAGTGTGGTAAATTTATAACTTATATAGTGGACAGTTCAAAACCAACAAATAAAGAGCCTCCAAATGAAGTATCTTATACAGCTTATATAAGATTAAATCATTTTAAAGAGATTTTATCACAATTCCAAGCAAAAGAAACGACACAAATCCCAGAAGAAGTAATAGATGCGATAAAAACTCGTATAAAGAAAGAACGTATAGAAGACACAAATGAATTAAATTATGATAGGATGCGTGAAATATTAAGAAAATTAGGTTATAATAAATATTTTGAACATATTCAATATATAAATTCCCTTTTTGGAATAAAACCCCCAATAATGAATGAAGAATTACATGAAACTTTGTGTGTTCTTTTTATAGAAATTCAAAAACCGTGGGCAATTCACTGCCCTCCAAATCGAACAAATTTTTTCAATTATACGTACACATTACATCAATTATGTGTATTATTAGACCAAACTCAATATTTACCTTATATACCTATGATGAAAGACCGAGAGAAACAATTAGAACAAGATATGATATGGAAAAAGGTATGTAATGATTTAGATTGGGAATATTTTCCAACAGTATAAATAGTTTCATAGAAACAACTATGAAATTATTAAAAATTATAATATTTTAAATTTATGCTGCGATACGAAGACCACCTACTAATGTGCTACCAAGAGTTAAACCAGCACCGTTTCTAGCACTCGAACCCATAGCAGGGATGAATACATCTAAAATACTAAATGTAGCAGCAGCAGTTAATGCAATAATCATAATTTCTTCAGCACCTAATGCTTTCTTAGGGATTAACATAGCACAAATAGCAACAGCAAGACCTTCAATTAAATATTTAATTGCTCTCTTCATAAGTTCATTCATATCAAACATTCCGTTCATGTTTTATATAATACTAAAATATAAAAATAATTAGTTATCGGAAAATTACTTAAATAATAATTTTAATTAAATATATATAATGTCATCTTTTGAAAAGAAAGAATTGCCAACGGGTGAAAAAAACCCTAAATATGTAGACCTTTGCGATGAAGATCCACCAATTGCTGGTCAAAAATTTGCGTGTTTATCTTTTGTTTCTCCTGAAAAAATTTTAGAAAAGCGTGAAGTATATTTGTTTGATCAATTTATCAAGGGTTGGGAATTTTCTAAATCTATGGAAAGATATTTTGAATTTATTCATTTTATTGCTTATAAACATAGTATGAATGTGGAAACTTTAATAGATGATTTTAATGATTTTGTAAAGGAAGAGAATGATAAATTAAAGGAAAGCGGTATTAAGGATGATTATAAAAACTTTTTGGATAAACAAGAAGAAAAAATGAATGAAAAATTCAATAAGGAAAATCAATTTCAAACATCTGTTAGAGGATTAAAGGTTCGTGGTGTGTTTGGTAATCAAGAAGAAGCAGAGGAAAGAAGTAAGAAATTGCGAGATCAAGACCCCAACCACGATATTTTTGTAGGACCAGTAGGTATTTGGGTTCCTTGGGATCCAGATGCATATAAGACAGGACGTGTAGAACATTTAGAAGAAGAATTAAATGCGTTACATAAAGAAAAAATTAAAAATCAAGAAATGGCTAAGAAAGAATTTGAAGAGCGTGTTAAGGAGTCAAAGAAGAAGGCTATTATGGAAAATATTGAGAAGGCAAAGCAGAGTGGAAATACGTTAACTCAAAGTGTTGATGAAGAAGGTAATTTAACCGGTGTAACAGAAACAGTCGATTTTGAATCTCGTGAAGCAGCGAACGAAGATGATAGAACAGCATATAATCAATCGGTAATTGATAGTCATACTACAGATTCTCTTGAAGATGTAGATTAAATTTTAAGGTTTAATAAAAGTATATAAATATATATTATAAATATTTATTAGTATTTACAATATAAATGAATCTATTCTACGTAATTTTATATCATTTTACAACGCATAGTAATAATTCTAAAAAAAATTTACTAATTAATAGAAAAATTTTAAATAATGAGAATTTAAATGAAATAAAAAATGTGAATATAATAGATATTTTAATTAATGTAATAGTAAATGGCAATCAAATGTATAACAATAATCATAAATATAAATCATTAAAGGATATATTAGAAAATCCATTTCTTAAAGAAGAGGATAAAGAATTTTTTTTCGATATATTTTCAAAAACTCAAAAAACCTATTTAGCACTAGAAAGACTAAAATGGATATATATGTTTAAAATAAGTAAATTAATAATAGATACTGATTTATACATGAATAAAATAAGTCCTGATAAACGGTACGTATTTACATTACTTCATCATAAAAATCGTTATTTATTTACCAAAAGCGATTTAACCAATATTATAGAAAAAACATTATTAAATATAAATTATGGTTATTCTGAACCGTTACCAATCAAAAATCCTTATAATAATTTACCATTTAATAAATCAGACTTATATAATATTTACTTTTTTTTCCAATCAAATGGGTATATAATACCAAACGCATTTCACAAATATTTTTTATCTAATTTTCATCTTAAAAATTTTCGTGATTCAAATGAAGCTTATGTTAGAGATGAGTATATTAATAATAAAATGAAAGCAAATGATTCTACCTTAAAAAAAAATATATTAGATATGATTCAAACATTTAATACAAGTTCTACAAAAGAAAAAATATGTATTTCTGATACTTTTCCTGATAATCAATTAATAAAAACGATGAAACCTTACTTATTATTGTATTATACATATATATTTACCTATGACAGTTATAAAAAAAATAAATGTAGAGAAGAGTTTTATTATCGTATGCTTAAATTTTCAAGAGATAATCCTCTATATGGTCGCAAATATATTACTATTGAAAACCGTTATAAAAAGGAAAGTATTATGACACCAGTTAAAAATAAAATAACTAATTATAACACTACTGCTTTACACACATATAAACAACCAAATTTTTATAATAATTATAAAACATCTCATATAAGTATATTAGAAGAAGAACCTTATGAATTTTCATTTAATCTAGACAATCTTATAAATAATCATGAACAATACATAGATTATGATAGTGATTCTAGTAGTGATGATATTGATTCTAGTAATGACGATAATGATTCATTTTCTAACCATTCAATAAGTAGAAATAATGGTTATAATGATTTACCAGATTTAATTCCTGCAAATAGTGAAGAAAGTATAGTAATACCTACACCTATAAACGTTCCGTTTATGCCTCCAATATTATCTAGGACTTTGGGAAGTTTTTATGATAACAATACAGAACGTAACTTTGCTCATATTACTGATAATATAACTGTATCTGAAACATTACAAAATAATACGGGTTATATAACTCCTACTGAAAATTCACAACATAATGAAGTAATCGAAGACACAGTAAATATGCAAGAAATCTATGAAAATATTCAAAATATGAATATAAGATTAGAAAGAATTCATACGATAAATGAAGGGGTTATAAATACAGGTATTATTCCTCCAAACTATTATCAAGAACAATCAAACGATTCCTTTAAATTTGATAGTGATGATGAAATAGAGGAAGATGATATAAATGATTTTTAAAATAATATATAAAAATACAATTATTATATATTATAATGAGTTCTGACGAAGAAGAAACACTATTACCTAGTTCTATTGTAAAACAAAATAAATTAGATAAAGAAAGGTTGAAACGTGAAGATGAGTTATATCAAAAAAGATTAAAAGCAAGTGAAGAATATACTTATAAATTTAAACAATTAATTGATGAACAAAAAACTATAGCAAACACAATTTTTCATATTGATGAACAAAATCCTAGTGTTGAAGATTATTGTATAGAAGACTTAGATGATGAAGCATTAAAAAATATATTTCCTGATTATAATGAACATAAATTTTATCCTATTAAACAAATTACATCATATGACTGTAAAGTTATTCATGATTGTTTAAACAATATTTTTAATAAATATATAAATGAATTATATTATTCGTTATCTGATGAAAGTAAATTGTGGAGTGAAAATATTCGCAAATTTATCGAATTTCATGATGCTAGTTGTTTTAATCGAGAAATTACAGAAATAAATGAGCAAGAAATCGATGAAATTAAAAAACAAGGATTTGATTTTTTTGTAGGAGAAAATTGTGCAAATATAGATGAAGATGAATTTGACGGACCAAACGATTTATCAACTGAAGAATGGGAATTATTAGATGATATTATTTTATATTACTATCACAAATATTACACACTAGATAACTAAAAAATTGATTATAAAACTAATAAAAATATTCTAATCAATTAACTATTTAAATGTTATGTTTCTTGAATATTCAGCTAGAGATGAGAGGTATATACAATTTGCGGCCGAACAAGCAGTAAAATCAAATGTATTAACATTTCGTCATGGGTGTATAGCAGTTGTTTCAGGGAAAATTGTAGCTAGAGGATATAATAATACAAGAACATATTCAAAGGATGGTTTTATTAAAAATACTTGTTCTTGTCATGCAGAAACAGATGTTTTAAGAAAATGTTATAAACAAAATATTAATAAGAAAATTATTTTATATATAGCAAGAATATCAAAAAAAAATACACTTTTAAATTCAGAACCCTGTGTGGAATGTTTTAATTTAATGAAAGAATTAAACGTTAAATATATTATATATAGCACAGAAAATTCTATTACAAAAATACACGTTAATCATTTTGAACCAAAACACCATAGTAGTGGATTTCAAGCAATTCAAAATGAAAGAGTTACTTTACTATAAAAAATTGATAATAATATCATAAATAATACTTTTTTAATGATTTAAAATGTTATCTTATATAAGTATTTTATTTGTTATATTAATATGCTATATAACAAATAATGTTACCAGTAATATAGAAATTATCGTATTACTTGGTTGTAATAATAATGCGATACAAAATCAAAGAGTTTTATCTACTATTAATTATATAAATTCTAAAAAGAAACCTATCATTTTATATATTTCAGGTGGTTCAAAATTAGGTAATACTCCAACAGAAGCATCTATTATGTATCAAAGAATAAAAAATATTGATTCTAGTATTGATATTCATATCGATGATAAATCAAAAAATACAGCAGAAAATTTTATATATTTAAAAGAATGGATGAACAAAAATAACTTTCAAAACGAAAAAATTACAATTACTACATCTGATTTTCATAAAAATCGTGCTGAAAAATTTTTAAATAAAATTTTTAATAACATTAATATTAATTGGAATTTAAGTATTAGTAATTGTAAATGGTGTTGGGAAGATGAATTAATTCATATGAAAAATGTAAACAACGATATTTTATTAGCTACTTCCAAAATAATTATATAAATAGTGCGTCTAATTCAGGTATACTTCTTTCATCAAATTTACCTATACAATTTACTTTTGTAATTAATAAAGTCTTCTGTTTTTTTATTTGATAATCTTTACTTTTCTCTGTATTCGCAATACGTAAAGTATATGATAAATATACATCATGTTCATTTATACCACATATTATAATATTTAAAAAAGCACTAGTAAAACTACTTATGTAATATGTTATATTTACAATTTCACTATTCAATATCATATTATTCATAGTTTGGATTAAACGAAATTTACTATCTTTATATTGAATATTTTTTGTTGATTTTGTCATATTATCACATATTTCTGTAAAATTTAATAATTTTTCATTTGAAAATGGTTGTGTTAATTCTTCATCTTCTTGTTTTAAATAAATATACTTTAATAAATAATGACATACACAATCAGATAAACGACGTATAGGTGATGTAAAATGGCAATATTCTTGAGAACCTACCAAATCGTGAGATTCAACATTAGAAATATATTCTGCTTTTATTCCATTAATTATAATTTCATTCAATAATTCTTGACCAGTAATACCTGAATATACAGTATTTAACCAATCTTTCGCATCACAAGAACGATATAATCCAATCCCATCAAAATGAATTCTTAAATATTCACCTACAAATGAATTCGCAAATATAGCAAATTCTGCTATCATCTGTTTCATTAGTCTTTCAGTAACTGTATCCTTGTACAAATAAGGAATATCATTATTATATTTCACATAAGAATTTGATACTTCATTCAATACAATTCCTTTTGTTTTCTTGCCTCTTTTTTCTTTTAATACTTCACTTATTCGAATACAATTATAAAATATATCATTTGAATAATATTCCTTAGAAGCTCTTTCATAACTATAAGCATTTATTTTTTTCACCTTTATATTAGTAAATAATAATTGCACATTATTAATTGGTTCATAATTATTACTGTTAATCTCAGTTAATATAGTAATTGCTTGTTTAATATCTCCATAACTATTTACCATTAAACTCGATTTTTCCATAATATCATCAGGTATCATATGTATAGGTTTTCTATTTGATGGATACTTTGTAACAACTCTATCTTGTATATCATTCCATAAAGATGATTCAATATTAATATATTCTGTTGGGTCTGCTATATGAATTGCTAAAAACATCTTTTTGTTTTTTGTATATAAAGTAAACGCATCATCAGCATCTTCACAACCATCAGGATCAATACTATATGTTTCATATTCTGTCATATCTATTCGATCAAGAATACTATATTTATGAGGTAATACATTATCCTTTAATATATCATTATCAAATGCTTTTGTTCGTTTTTTACCGTATAAAGGTTCTACATTTTGACTATATTTATACTGAAAATAATAGTTATCCATATAATTATTATTCTTATTATTAATTGTTTATATAATTATTTACCATTTAGATTTCTTTACATTAATTGTAGTAGCATTTTTCTTTTTTGATTTACTTGGGTCATATGCTTCATCTTCATCATCTGAACCCAGATTTTTAGATAAATCCCAAAATTCTTTTGAACCTAACTTAAAATTTGGATGATTTTCTGCTTTATACCAGAATATTTGTTCATTCAACTTATTTGATTTAGCATTATTATTTATTACTAAACATTCATAATTTTCTGTGCACTGATCCATTACAGCACAAAATGATTCTAATGTTGGAAACATACTCGCATAATTTTCCCATATACGTTTACGATTGGTTAAATATGGTTCTCTTAATATAAATACATAATCTATATTTGTTCTCAGATTAGGTGGAATACCTAATGGATATTGCATAGTAATTATTAACATAATTTTCCAATGACGTCCATTCATAAAAAGCAATCTCATCATTTTATCACGTGTCCAACTTGCGTCATATAAACAATCATCTAATATAACAAAGGTGCGCGGGTCTATTAATGTTTTTCTACGTACTTCCATATCTTTATTTACCTGTTTTAAAACTGTTTTCTGCCGACGTAATATGTTTTCTATTAATACAGTATTATATTCTTCATGAATAAATAATTTGGGAACGTGTGCTGAATAAAAACCATTTCCTGCTTCTGTTCCTGAAATTACTGTGCCTATTGGAATATCTTGATGATAATATAATAAATCTCTTACTAAAAATGATTTTCCTGTATCACGTCTTCCTATCATGACTATTACAGGTCCTTTATTTTCATCAGGTTTAAATGTAATCTCACGCATATTAAATCTTTTTAATTCTAATGTCATAGCTATACTTATTTAATACATATTGTTTTACTAAGTTAAACGTGTTTTATTATTTGGATGCTAATTAGTTTAGAAATAATAAAATTAATATATTTACCACATATAAAGATATTTTATGCAAAATATTCCTAAATTTGAAACTACTATTTGTAACAAAAAACCATTTGATTTATTATCTTTAGAAAAAGATAGTCCCATTTTACAAATTAATGAAAATAACACTTATCAACCATTATCTATATCAAACATACAATTATATAATCCTACATTAAAACTTTTTTTTAATAATATTAATAGCAATAATGATGTTTTGTCTCATAAATATAATTTTCAAGATATGAATTCTATCTATGATAATGAAAACAATATTACTGTTCAAAATCCTGTCTTTATTAAATATTCACCTTTACTTGATCCTATTAGATATATGATTGGAAGATATGAACCAAATAAAGATATTTTATCTAATTTACCTACTTTCGATAATACTAACGAAGTTCAAGATAAACTAAATGACCCTAACAATACCTCATATGTAGATAATTTCTTTAGTTATTTATCAGGTCAAATGTTAAATACACATAATATTATTCACGGTATCGATTATTATGGTTCATTTTTAGGAATTCAAGATAAATTTATGATTGATATTGCAGATGATATTGAATATTTACATTCATCACCCTTTTTTATATCTAACAATAACAATTTATTTATATTTTCTAATTTTGATAATGATAATTTCTTCAACGTATCGAATTCTAGATGTAACAGACAAAAAATTAATATAGATACTGAAGAAGATTGTGAAATTGATTTTGACATTATTGAAACAGATGCTATTGATTCTATTCAAAATGATATTATAGAATTAACAGATGACAATATTGTCTATGCTAAAACAAATAAAAATACAACAACAAGCACTAAAAATAGTAATAATAGTAGTATAGAAAGTATTAGTAGTGCTTCTGAGGATGATTCTGATGAAGATAATTCTGAAGAAGAAGAACATAATTCTGAAGAAGAAGAAGATAATTCTGAGGAGGAAAATTCTGAAGAAGAAGATAATTCTGAATGGGAAACTGCTAGTAGTTGTTCTTCTAATGAAACTACTGTTTTTGCTTATATTAATAAATTCCCTATACAAGGTATTTGTTTACAAAAATGTGTTGGAACTTTTGATTCATTATTTGAATCTAATTCTATTAATTCCGATGAAGCTATTGCTGCTATTGGTCAAATTATAATGACATTATTATGTTACCAAAAATGTTTTCAATTTACTCATAATGATTTACATACAAATAATATTATGTATGTTTATACAGATTTACCTTTTTTGTACTATCGTTTTAATAATTTAACTTATAAAATACCTACTTATGGAAAAATTTATAAAATTATTGATTTTGGACGTGCTATTTATAATTACAAAGGTATTAGATTATGTAGTGATAGTTTCGCACCTAACGGTGATGCTGCTACACAATATAATACTGAACCATATATGAATGATTCTAAACCACGTTTAGACCCTAATTATAGTTTTGATTTATGTCGTTTAGGTTGTTCATTATATGATTTTATTATTGAAGATGATTCTAATGAACAAGAATATAGTGATATTCAAAAATTAGTAATTGAATTGTGTTTAGATG